ATGACTGATACTCAATCATCATGGATCAATATCGGATTCTGTGACTGTGAAGAGTACTGTCCTCGTTGGGGAATCAGAGAAGATGGTACCAGCGGTTTCTTTACTCCATACGTACCAGAGAACGTCGAGTCTGATACCAACAAGTGTAAGAAGCTCTGTCATCTTCGAGGTAAGAACATTAAGCCAACTGTTATAAAAAATGCTTGACATTAGTTTCAAAATAGGGTATAATGATATGAGTGACGGATTGACCATAGGAATAGCGGTGTTCGCTTTCTTCTATTGCTGGATGGTCTTTGACGTCTGGCGTTATATCTTGGATAGGGATGTATGATGACTGATATTGTAGAGAGGCTACGGATCTGTGCCAAGTATGATCCAGATCAAGCAGAAGCTGCTGATCTGATCGAACGACTTCGTAAGCGAGATGGTTTTATCGAGAAACTTGACGAGCAGATCGTCTCTCTCAATAAAGAAATTGAGCGGTTGGTTGAAGCTCTTTCGAAGATTGCCGATGGATCGATGTCAGATAATGCTGATGATGCATGCTACGATCTAATGAAGATAGCTCGTCTTGCTTTGGAGAATAAGAATGACTAATATCGCTCCAGTCAGTCCAGAGCCGACTCCCGAAAAGTTGATCGAGATCTTGAAGAACGAAATTTGGCTTCGTGATACGGAGATCCAGCGACTTGATCAAGAGATAAAGAATCTAAAGCGAGATATCGACTTCGTGATCGTCGATGGTATGGCGTTCAAGTCTTTTATGATTATTTACAAGGATGAAAAGTGATGAATATGTTTAACAATGTAAAACTGAATAACATGATCGCTGCGATGCCAGCAAATCCTGAAAAGCTACAGATGACAATGTTGTTTGTGTTGATCGATGGTTATGTTTCTGGTAAACTTGCCGAAGCAGATTTTCTCAACGACATTAAAGTAATTTTGGAGACGAAGTGATGACTACTGATATTGTGAAAGCACTACGTGACCAACACTGTCACCATGAAGACTGGCTTCGAGAGATGTGTCTCGTCGCTGCTTCTGAGATCGAGCGACTCCGTAATGGACTCGAACTGATCCGTGAGCATCCATGGGGATACGAGCTTACTAATCATCCATCAGACTTGACTAAAGCAGAGTCTGCTGCCCAAGAGATGATCGCCGTCGCTCGACGTACTCTGAGCGGCGAACATCAGCTTCCGCCACAGACAGAACTTCGTGGTGCTCATGATAAGCTGGGTCCAATGACTACGGAGATTCTTAATCGTTATGGAGAAGAAAACGAAAAGCTGAATAAAGAAATTGATCGGCTTCGTTATGAGGTCGAGAAGCGTAGAGAAGATCTGCTGTGGGTCATCAGCAAGCTTCGTAACGATGAGGTTGTTGGAAATGACTGATCTCGCTGAGAGGTGCACAGAATATCTTTCATCAGGCGGACTCTTCAATCCAGAAATGATGGAACATGATAAAGTTCGTGATCTTATAATTGATTGTCGTAACGAGGTCGAAGGACTCGACGAAGAGATAAGTGATCTAAAGCGAGCATTGAGGATTGCCGCTGGTCTTATCTCCACAATGAATGGATACTCTGACAGACATCCAGAACATGTATATGACTGGCTGCTAGAAGAAGGGAGTGTCAATGAATAAGATGTCATGGTGCAGAGCGTATAGAATCAGACTCTATAAGCAATATGTGTTAGAGTTTAAGATTAGATACTCTAAGGTAAGAGACAGGATGTTCTGTTCGCTGGGGATGAGAAAATGGACGACATCGTAAAGAGTCTGCGGAAAGGCGACACATATGGTGATTGTAAACATGATCGTTGTATGTGTGTCGTGATGGAAGATGCAGCCAATGAGATCGAGAGACTTCGTGAAGTTTTTAAAACACAAGTAGATGTTCATGTTAATCACATCAAAGGTCTGAAGAAGCAGCAAGAAGAAGAATTAGAAATTTATAGAAAAGAAATCGAACGATTAAGAGAATATCGCTCGGTGGTTCACTTCATTGCCAATGACTATTACGAGCTGAGCTACGACAAAATCAAATGGCAACGAGACGACTGGCGAAAACGCTGTCAAAAAGTTATAGAAGAAAACTATTCAAGAAAAGAAACATGAGGAATACGAATGTGAGTAGCACAGAAGTTAAAACAGCATATATTTGTCGCGTTTCTTGGGAATGTGAAGTTGGTTCTACATATGTTAAAATTTACCCATCAATAGAATCTCTTAAAGAAGATCATGATTGTTGGGAAGAATGTGGAATAATTCAATTGCAACTACAACCCGTGAAAGTCGCGCATGAAGGCGATTTATGTTGACTTAATTTCTAAAATATAGTATTATAAAATATATTATATAAGGATGATACAATGAGATTCTCTCTTCGTCGCCTAAGTGATGATGCTGGTGATTCTGGTCCTATGTCTGTTATCCTAGACCGCGAGAGCTATACGCCGATTGAGGGAGAATACCGTCCTCGGGTTGGATGCGGTGTCAGAGTAGGTTCTATCTATTCTCGTACCTTTGCAAATCAAGATTGGTGGCAAACATCTCCTGTCACTGAGATCCTTGAGGAAACTGAGGATTACGTCAAGTTTCGCACTCGCAGTTCTATCTATGAATGGAAGATCCTATGAAAGTTATTATGAAGCCATATCCAAATTGTTGGAATGCATACACGCTGGTGGAAAAGTTTCTACCATTCCTGAGCGAAGATAATAAAGATATCGCTGGCGATTATCTAGATTCTTTCCTTAAGAAACTCAAAATCAATAAGGTCAACGATTATTTTTATAATCGCGCAAGCAAGAATCGTATCTACGTTCGTGTAGATAATTACGATGTTTGGAGCGCCGACCACACTCTAGCAGAAATCATTGTTCCAGTTCTTAAGAAGCTCAAGGAACAGAAGCATGGTTCGCCTTCTATCGACAGTGAGGATGTTCCCGAGCATCTTCGTTCTACTGCTGCTCCTCCCGTAGATGATTATGACACCGACGACAACTTTCATAAGCGTTGGGATTGGGTTCTCGATGAAATGATCTGGGCGTTTTCTTCTTACATCTGCGAGGATGATAACGAATACGATTATAAAATCAAAAAAAGCGATGATGGCTTTTACGATTATGATATGGAAAAGAAACAAGCTATTGATGCTCGTGTAGAAAATGGTCGCCGACTTTTTGCAAAATATTTCAATGCTCTTTGGGATTAATATAATGAAAGATATTACTGATGATGAGGATCAAGAAGAGTCTCTTCCTACAAAAATTTATGTCGAAGCAGTTAGACAAGATCTAAGAAGACTGCAATATTGGTTTATGGGGTTTGAAGCAGCAGGGGGTAAAGTTCCCCCTTGTGTTAACGGATTTAGAGATCCAATTAGAGCTTCAATAATTCTCATACAAGATCATGTACAAACAAAAGACTTGAAATAATGCGATACTTTTCTTATCATGAGCAGATAGAGTCTGATGAGATTTTTGATGGAAGCACGGCTGGAGTCGTTATGACTGTCAGTGAAGACTGGATTCGAGAAAACTATTATCCTCGTTGGTACGAATTAATGTGCAATAAGTTTAGTAAAGAAAAGGTTGATTCTACTTATTGTTTTTTGGATTGCCTAGATGATTGGATTGCTATTCATTGGGCTTGGGAGTCTTCGGAATGAATAAGAAGTTAAACACGATAATGGACGATGTTGGGAATATGCTCGTTGACATATTCCATAGAATAGCTTTGTTTGTTATCGGAGCAGCGACCGTCTACGCAGCTGGGTATACATTCTTAGAACTGTTCGAACAGACACATGCTAAGATCAGCGACCTCCTGCTGCTCTTCATTTATCTTGAGATCGGAGCGATGGTCGGTATATATTTTAAAACTAATCATATGCCCGTGCGATTCCTTCTCTATATCGCCATAACCGCTCTGACTCGACATATGGTGGACATCATGAGCCACGTTCCTATCAATGTTATTGAGATGCTTTCGGTCGCTGGATCGACTCTTCTCGTTTCAATCAGTGTCTTTATCGTAAGGTATACTAGCTCGAAGTTTCCGAGCAGCAAACAGGATGACGTAGTATGACTGAAGAAAAGAAACCAATTAAGGATGCTTTAGAAGAGCTATCTGATATTTTGAATCAAGCTCAAGAAGACAACGAGAAATATCTTGCTGAGATTCTTGAGCAGACTCCATACGAAGTCAAGGTCGCCGTAACTGCATGGGCAATCAAGCATATCCTAGAACATGCTCGAGAAGGCGGCACTTATCGTTATCTGATATATGATCGACTTGGGTTTGGTCCAGATGCATACGGCATTCTTCAGATGGCAGGTGCGCTAGAAATTTCTAATGAGTTTGACATCGAACGTATGGATAACATCAAAGAACATGTTAGAGGACACAAGATCGAGTCTATAAAACCGCTGATCGGGTTCTGTGATGAACCAGGCTGCTTTGATGATGCTAGTTCAGGCTTTCCGACTGATAATGGTTACCGCTGGACTTGTTATAAACATTGGGAAAAATTAAAACAATAAATAATTATTTCCCAATCAAGAAATAATTATGTTGTTGAGATATATAACAGTATACGATAAAGATCAAGATCTATGGTATGTCTATGATACCATGGATAAAGTTTTGGTTGACTATTATAGATCTTCAGAGTATAATAGCATTATAATTATGTGTGAAAATCTCAACCAAGGATGGGAATATATAAAGGAGAATATCGAATGGATGGAATAAAGTCTTTAGAAAAGATAAAAGAAGCCATTTGGTTTCTCCAAAAAATTGACCAAAATAAATATTGGGACATAGTAAGTCTCCTTGTTGATTTAGAAAAAGAATTACAACAAATTATAGAAGATAAAGAAGAAGAACATTACAGTACATACAGAGACGATCGTGATTATGATTACGACAATCTCTTAGGTTATGTTGAAGATCTTGAAGCAGCCATTGAAAATTGTATAGATATTATGAGGAATAGATAAAAATTATGGATGATTTTGATCACGAAAGATTCAAAAAGATTATGGAATACATTGATTCCTCTTTGAATAAATGCAATAATCGTAGCGACTTTCTTATGGCGGCGTCTTATATGATGACCTGTAGCGTTAGAATTTTCGCAGAGTGTTTTGGTTCGGAAGATCTTGCAATTGCCTTCATTACTGATTATTTGGAAGGACCAATTGACAAGGGAGATCTAAAGAAGATTGTATAATGACAAATGATGAATTGATCTCAAGACTAGAACATTTTTCTGGTCTTAGTTACGGGAATCCTATCTGCAAAGAAGCTGCAGATAGGATCAAAGATTTAATACAAGATAGAAATTTCTATCAAGCCAAACTTCAAATGATTAACGAACAGCTGCCTAGATATGATTGGAGGAAAGTTACTGCTCTCCCCGATCGCCTTCGGGCTATTGCTTCGTTAATGCACATGGGCGCTGCTTGGGGATTCTGTGGTGAAGCTTCGTTTCTCGAAGAAGCAGCTGATTTGATTGAAAAGAGGTAACAAATGAACAACGAATATGTATACTTGGTAATTAAGCTTGAGTTTGATAACGAAAAGGAATACACTTCCGAGACAGTAGATGCTGTTTACTATGATTCCGACGACGCATATAACTACGTCGACGAACAGCGTGAATACGAAGTCGACGAGATTAAGTATCGAGTCGATCGTCACCGAGTAGTTTTTAAGGAAAATACAGAGACTTTTTCTGGGGCGGAGCGTATGGGTCTCGAAAAGGCAGCGAAGATTGCTGAGAGAACCGATGGCTATGGAATGCCAGTTTGGGCTGACGGTCCTGGAATCGCTGCTGAAATTAGATCGAGAACTTATGTTAAGAAGTAAGTAACTCCAAAACTCTTTGAACATACAAATTACGCTCCAGTACGAAAGTCTGGGGCGTTTTTTCGTTGTCTACAGAAATTATGATTGCTAATTGGGGGATTGACATCTTGTACATTCTCTCAAACATCATAGAATATATCGTGGTCTGGAGAATATAGTTCTCAATCCACTCTAGCTTCTTGGGCTTGCGAGAAGTCTTGAAGTCTATGATCGAAGGAATACCGTTGTATTCCGCTATCAAGTCAGTCCTTCCCGCACAACCCAATGCCTTTGAATACAAAGGCAACTCAACTCCAATGATATTATCGACATGTTCATCTAAAGCTAGCTTAATAGGCTGAAACGATTCTACATTTACTGGCATTTGATCTCTGTAAATGTCTTTCTCGTTTAGAACATACCTCTCAGCTAGCTTATGGACAGCTGTGCCTCTTCGGGCGGCTTGAACGGAAACCTTATTGGCTTCCGCTTCCCCTACTTTCTTTTTCCATTCCATTAACGCTGTCTTGTCGAGTTTCTCATCAAGCACAGTTGTTACTGATTTGAGTTTAGTCAAACCGTCTGGAAGAACATAATGGCGCTTACCGTCAATAGTTTCTGTCAGAAGCTCTGTATAAGGCACCATAACATGATTAAAAGTCTTATGCGACAATTTTCAATTTATCCTTTTGGATGATATAATCTTTCACCATTGCACTTCTAACAATATCGTTCTCGTCGAAGTCCACAAAATAGAAAGATTTCATACGTTCAATGATTCTCATAAATGAAAGCAAACCGCCTTTATCAGATTCTTTGGTGAAATCAGATTGTCTGAAGTCTCCCGAGAAAATGATTCTGCAGTTTTTACCGACACGAGTTATAACCGAATCTAACTCATGAAGTGTCATGTTGGCAATCTCGTCAACAATTATAATAGTATTGTTAAGAGTAATACCACGTATAAAAGAAGTGGATATAAAATCAACAAGACCTTTTTGCTTGAGGATCTCATAGGCGTCTCCTCGACCGAATAGCTCTGTGCAGATAGCATAATATGGCGCTTCGTACACCTTAGCCTTTTCTTTAGAGTTTCCAGGTAGGAATCCCATATCTCTTGTTGGAACAACGCTTCTAACAATGACGACCTTATCATAATGGCTATCTGGGTTGTTAATAACTTCATTCAAAGCGAGATACATGGATATAAAGCTTTTGCCAGTTCCAGCTATACCGTGCAACATTAGATTCTTACCTTGATCGTAAGCTTCGAATGATGATCTTTGGTTAGCTGTTAATGGTTCAATTTTCTTTAGTTGGAAATTAGATTTTGTTTGATTTTCTTGTCCCACTTTATCTTTATTGGCGCGAAGAATTCTTTTTTCTTTTCTTGTTAATCTTCTTTCTTCCATAATAATCCTTACTAGAATGTATTAATGGTACTCCTACTGATACCCTTAGAGTGTTTCTTTTTAATATCTTTGAGTAGGTCTCGGAAACCATCATCAGGTTTACCCATTCCCCTACCAGATACTAATGCAGGTGCACCATTTATGATTGTGGTTAAATGTGGATTAGCCTTCAAATATTCATCAAAGTCCGAGATGGACATGAATTCATCAAACTCTTCGCCAGTTTCATTATTTCTAAACGTGTAAGTGGGCATTAATAATTATCCTTTAGATCATCTGCATAGAAGTAATCTTCAGAATCTTCATCTTCAGAGAATCCGTAAATGTCGCGAGTCTGGATAGCTCTCTTCATCCTTCTCGCCTTTCTCTTATCTATCTTATGACGATCATTCTTCTCGTAATATTCATCTTCAGAATAATCGTGCTTCTTAAACTTTCTAAACGACTGCTTGCTCATTTACCTTCTCGTAAGTTGGAATTAAACCAGGGAGTGCTTCGGTTACATGTTGTAGGGTGATGCCCTTAATGGGCTTCTTGTCCTTGATTGTGCAGAGAAGTTCTGCATCCTTTGGAGCTAGCCTTTCGAGTAGCTCAACAAACATGGTTTCTCTCTTCAATTGAGGAAGTTCGTAGAAACCCTGAATGAAATATCTTAGCTTTTGACATTCCTTAATCAAAATATGCTCTTGATCAACTAGATCGTTTGGCTTATATGGAGGCGTTCCTGGAGGAAGAAGCCAGACAACGCTAGGATCATAACAACCCTGGAGGATAATCCTCAGTACCAAACTGTCATTAGCAGCAAGAGCGTCAATCTTTTCTTGAGTTCTCTTAAGTCTGCCTACTTTTTCTAAAAATTCTGCTATGCCGATCTGCATTAAAACTCTCCAATATGCTCGGTTAAATTTCGAAGTTTGTTAACAATAAAATAGTTCATGAGTTTGGATCTATCTTTATTGGATTGTGCATGATAAGATTCCATAACTTTTACGCGAATTTCTTCAGGCGTATGGTTAAGGTCAATCAATTGTTCATTACGAAAATAGTTTCGAGCAATGGAAGTCTCGAGTTCAGTCGGCTTTACTTTCATATACTGCTCGATACGCTTTGCTGTGAGAGGACGCTGACGCTCGCCCAAAACAAAACAATTATCAGAAGAAAGAATGTTTGGAACACCATCACTAGAATCGCCCTTCATAATATGTTCCTTTAAGAACATATGGGGATCCTTGTGTGTAACCCACTTCTTTCGGGTGGGGTCGTACTGCTTAACATTACCAAATGTATGTAGCTGAATGAAATCTTTGTCGCCAGAAAGAATAAGAATCGGCTCGCCGCTATTCATCTCGGATCCGAAATTCTTTACAAGCGTTCCAATGATATCATCAGCTTCTGCAGACTCAACATCAATAACCTTGTATGGGAAAAACTCCTTGAGCTCAGCACGAATCTTATTCATGCACTCAAAGATTGACTTCCAGTCAAGATCTGATTTCTCTTGACTCTTCTTTCGATTAGCCTTGTAATAAGGGAAAATCTTGCGGCGCCAGTAATTAGTGTTATCGCATGCAATAACAAGTTCGCCGTATTCATCTTTGAACTTGGAGCGATAAGAGCGCAATGAATTCAAGATCATATGACGAACCATATTCTCTTCGATCTGCGCATTTGTATGGTTGCCTAGTTGCATAAGCAAATTAGAAAGCATTACTTGATTAAGATCTACGATAATCACATATCACCTGTATATTATATAGAAGTTTCGCTCTGTTTCAATTCAATATTTATTGATTCTGAAATTTTAAATGTGCCTTCTTCTTCACTATCTGGAGCAAAGATATTATCAGCAATTCTCTGGAAAGGATGATATATCTCGTATTGCTTACACATAATAGAACGCAAAGATTCAATGATCAGTGCACTATCTTTAATGTCAGCTAGTTCTCCAGTATCAGGATCTCCAAGAGGGAATCCAGCAATTTCTAATTGCGTGAATATCATTGGAGTAATTGTGGCTATAGTTTCTTGTATATGATACTGTTTCATCATATCAATGTTCGTGGAGACTTGCTCTCTAAAGCTTTCTTCGTCTTCAGCTTTAGGACCATTATAAGCCTTCGGAAATTGAATGACATTATTACTATTAGCCATTATGTTTTCTTTCTAAAAGCACACATATAATATACCGCATAATTAAATTAAAGGCAACAACAATATTTAGGAATCCAACATTTGTTCGGAAAGAATGATTTCTTGAGACATAGAGTGCATTATGATTTGATGACAATCCTCTACTATCCCGTAGTTATTACTTTTTACATGAATTATTATATCGGCGAGATTTTCTTTTAATACAGTTCCTCCTTCAAATCCTACCATAGCCATGGTGGGCATATTGAACTTCTTTGCTGTTTTCAGAGCGTTTACGATATTAGGAGAACTTCCGCTAGAAGAAACTACAAGAACTCCAGCTTTCTTGTCGGGAAACCACTCAATTTGTTTTGAGAAAACTTCTTCGTAACTTATATCATTTGCTATGGCTGTTAGCATAGAAACATTAGATTGAATTGGAATGAAGAAAGGCTTTAGGTTTGTTGCCATGGCAACGCCCTTGGTATGATCGCAAGACATATGTTCTGTAATTGCTGCAGAACCGCCATTACCACAAACCAATATTGGTGACCATCTTGCTGCCATAATAGTAAACCGTTCGATCATCTCATCGACTTTATTACGATCCACAGTTTCCAGGGCTTGCTTTAGCATTCCAACATAATCGTCAAAATAACAACTCATGATATCATCTCCACAGTGCTTCCTTTATGTTCAAAATTAACATTAAAGATGTTATAATTTCTAA